AAAAAAGTCATTTAATAAAATCAAAAAAATTATTAAGAAAAAAGTAGTCAAAAAAAAAGTATTAAATAAAAGAGTGCCCAAAAAAAATAAATATTCGATAAAAAAAAAGAAAAAAAAAAAAATAAAAAAAAAAAAAAAAAAAAAAAAAAAAAGAAAAAAAAAAAAAAAAAAAAAAAAAAAGAAAAAAAAGGAAAAGAAAGAAAAGGAAAAGAAAGAGGAAAAGAAAGAGAAAAAGAAAGATAAGAAAGAGAAAAAGGAAAAGAAAGAAAAGAAGGATGATGTATTTGCTGTAGAAGAATATGATAGCCCTTTGTGGAAAGCATTAAATAATTATTATCAGTTAAAAAATTCATATTATCAAGGATATGAAAAATTAAAAAATGATATAAGGAAGGATGTAGATTACGCAAAAAAATTAAAAAAACTTGTTCCTATGTGTGTGAATTGTAAAAGATATGTTGGAATGAATTTTAGCATTAATGCGCGCGATATGAAAAGAATCCATAGATTATCATGTGGTGACAAAACCGATCCTTGTATTAATATTGTTATCGAGGTTCCAGATATAATATCAATTGACACAATTCTGGAAAAAGGCAATGATAATATTAAAAATGTTAGGCAAATCATCATAAATTGTAAAAATAGCTTGATATTTAATTATATGAGTGAAGATGATGCAATGAATTGTTATACACAAGAAAGAAAATTATTAAACCAGTTATTGGAGGAAAATGCAAACGATTTATTTAATTATAATAATTTTATAAATGGAATAAGTGTAAGAGATGTTCCGATACCAGAGGATAGATCTGTTATAGAAATACCGGATGAAGATTATAGAGATAGAGAAACATTTGTGGGGTTTTTGGTTGAAGATAAAATATCCTTTTTAACTGCTTATAAAAATTTAATAAAAAAATATTCTGAGACTAAAAATAAGGATATTTTGAGAGAAGCAATGAGGTTATATATTGATAAAATACAACCACTTGGAAAAGAAATACGCGAAACTGTTTATCGTCAAAACGCGGTTGAATATATTGATTCCGAGCACATTTTAGTACAAAAAGAAGTTCCTCTCCAATATAAAGAGATGATGGAATTTATACCACTGGTCAATCGAACACCCTTTTATTTTAACAACTTTATAATTAATAAAACTGCACCGGTAAAAACAGATATGAAATATGTCCCTAATTCAAAATCACAAAATTCAAGAGATTCTTATATATCTGAGAGACATTTGGATGAACCACGATATTCTCCAGGTCCCGTTGGTTCTTATGATTCACATCATTCGGATGAACCACATCATTCACAAGACTCACAAGGTTCTTATAACTCACGCCATATATACGGCTTGAGAGATAATTCTCCCATAAAACTAAAAACAGATAACTCTCAAGATGGATTACCAGAGCTAGATTTTGATCCAGATATATCTCCTGGAGAATCTGTTTAATTCTAAAAAATATCAAAATAATATATACTTGTTATATGATAGATTTTGGGAAATATATATCTTTTCGTATTTTTCTAATTTGTTTTGTAATAGGGTTATTTTTTTCTTATATAATAGGTCCGGAGCCTAAAATAGTTTATGTATACCCAACATTGACAAATTCGTCAAAAACTATTTTTAAGGATAAAGCCGGACAATACTTTCGTTTTAAATCAAAAGAAGTTCACTGTCCATCAGATACATCTAAAATTAAAGGTATACCAATACAATAATATAAATATACAATATATGAATCTCGGTAAATTTATCCATACAAAATCCGGAAGAATCATATCATCTGCTATTCTAGGAATTGGTCTAGCATCTTTGTTCCGAAAAATATGCAATGGTAAGAATTGTATAATCAAAAAAGCCCCACCAGTAAATGAAATTGTAGGAAAAATATTCGAGTACAATGACAAATGTTATATTTTTGAACCTGTTGCAGTTACTTTTGATAAAACAAAAAATATAGTTGAATTTGCGTAATTAATGCAAAAACTATGTTTAATTAAATATGTATATGAGTACAATGATCAGTGAACTTCCGACACAAGGTCAAGGATTTCAAAATCCTATAAACCAGGGAAATCAGAATCAACCACAGGGAATGAATCCAAATATAGTAAATCAACTATTAAATGATATTAATGAGGCTGCAATCAAAGGTGAAACATCCCTCCCAACCAGAGATATTCCAATGCAAACAAATATAGACGAGACAGCGATTCCTAATTATGTCCCTGAAAAAGGGGGTGAATTTATCCAAGAGGATACGACAAATTATATACAAAATTACAACAGGCGCGCACTAAGGGACGAAAGACTTGATAAAATATACGATGAAATACAAACCCCTTTATTGTTAGCTATTCTATACTTTTTATTTCAGTTGCCAATTGTTAGAAACACAATGTTTAAATTATTTCCTTTTATGTTCTCGAAAGATGGAAACTCAAATATACGTGGTTATTTTGGGTTTAGTCTGTTTTTCGGGTTATCTTATTATGTAATAAATAAACTAATGATTATTGCTAACTTTTAATCCAATTAAATAATGAACGAAGAGTAAATTGCTTGCGTTTTTTAGATTTATTAAAACGGGCTTTTTGAGTGTGTTTGGAACGAGTTTCTCCCGGTTTATAATTAAAAAAGTATTTTTTGTATTCATCGCTATTTCTATTATTTTTTAATTTATTAAATATTTTGGATTTTTCTTCCTTTATTTCTTCTAGAGTTGGTTGATGTCCTATACATTCAATACTAAATCTTTTTAATAAACCCTTTTGGCTTAATCTATTATGTTGTTGTACTTCAAAAAGATATTGTGACATACAAATAATTCTATCAGTGTCATAATAATAATATGAATTTTGTAAATATAAAAAGGTAAGAAAAAAACTCAACATTGTATCTATGGTTGCAATTTTTACTTTTACACCCTTTACATTTATTGTATTGTAACTATGACAAGACAATGGTTTGAAAATAAATGCGACGGTGTCTTTACCAACTGTTATTTGATAATTGTCACCAAGATATTCTTCGATCTGTTTGTGATAAATTATTTTTACATTTTTGAGTCCGATTTCCTTCAAAGCGTTTGCAGCAATCTCAGCTGTTTTCTCCGGTTCTGTACTAAGGACATCAAAATCGGGCTGATAACTACTTAGATCAACATCCATATACCGAGAATATAATGACAGTGCATATCCTCCAAAAAAAACTGTCCCACAATTTATAAAAACTTGTAATAAAGTGATATAAATTTTATGTGATACTTTTTTATTAGCTACCATTTCTCTTTGAAAATCAATGTGTTCACACGATTTTTTTGCAATAGGGTAATGTTTATTTAATAAAATAAGTCTTTTTAAAACCTTTTCCCATCTCGAGACGTCCCCGGCTGGTCTAGATAATTCTAAAAACATACTCATTCTCAAAAAATTTGGAGGAGCGTATAATATTCCATCGACTTTAATACAACTTGGAAGTAAAGTATTAAATATAGTTTTTCCCATAAAAGTTATATCTGCTACCGCCATAAAATTCACAAAAACTTTGTATGTTCCTACGTGTTGTCCAGACCTTGATTCTATTTCTGAAAACCCCCTTTTTTTATATATATCACATAATTCTATAGCATCTTTCATTGGGGTCATTGAAAAAAAATCATAGTCTGGAAAATCGATAGATTCATTATAAAACTTATCCCTTTTGGGAAGAATATTATTTATAGCAGTTCCACCATAACATATAAGACTTTTTCTTTTTATAAATTCGACCACAATTTCGATTATCTTGGATGTCTCTGGTGATTTCACAATCTTTTTTTTAATTTTTTTTTCGGTAGCATCCATTGCATTTCTTAGTATAATCAATTTAAACTCTTCAAAGGATAAATCCTTGCAACTCATATATTATATAAATAATTTATTTACGACCAAGTAAAAACATTCGGAACTGTGGGTGGTTCAATTAAAGTAGTTTCTGTTGTTGGTAAAAACTGTGATTGTTTAATGATAAATGCCTTTTCTTTAAAAAATAATTCGTACGCTTTAAGGTTATTATCCGGGACTTGATAAGCCATCCCTGCCATTTGTACACCCGCCTTCTGGCATAAACTCCATTTTGGATTAACCGGGACATTATTTTCAGTATCCGGGTAAATATACATTGTTTTCAATTTATTATTCGTCATAATTGTATTTATACTCGAATCATCGGATCCTTCTATGTAAGAATAAGATTCACACCAGCAATCACTTTGTTCACTACCCATTATGACATTTGTATATTCATATAGATTAGATTGTTGGAGAGTTCGACTATCATCCTTTACCATTACAACAAGTTTTCCTATCACAGAATATAAACTAACCTTTGCTAAAAAATCGATTCCATTTCCACCATAACTAAAACCTGGAACTAGTCTATTAATATGCTTTTGAAGATTTTCAGCAATATCATTAAAAACTTTTATATTTGTTGTATTCATTCTTAAACTTAAAAATACAGGGTCTTGATAATTAACACAACTATCGTTTTGCATCATCGCTTTATTGACAATCATATTCAATACTTCTGTAAATTTAACAGAATTATAAGTATTTTTCATCCACGGATTTTCTGATTCACTGGATGTGGAAATAACGGCTTTATCATCAATATTAAAAATTTCAAAGTCGAAACACCTTACCCCCAATCCTATTATTTTTTCCAATATACACGTACTAACATAATCATCTACAAAACTTCCAAGACTACAAGAATTAAAGGATGATTTTATCTGATAATAATTAATCGGGTGTTTATAAGCATCTGTTACAGATATTGATGTTATTGATGTATTCTTTATGTATAAATTGAATTTATTGCATTCTTTTGACATCATTCCTGAGGTGATATAATGTATATATGAAAATCCGACTACTGCAATAATAATTACCATTGCAACTGAAAAAACAATTTTGAGATCTACTGCACTTTCGTGGCTTGTGAACCCCGACTTAATGGAATCTGTTATCTTACTTCCAAATGATAAAGCTTGTCTACTTTTTTCTTTTATCCAATCACCCATATTTTTTTAGTATATTTAAATATTTAAATATAAGCTTTAATAAAGAATATGCCAGGCGGTCTTTTAAATTTAGTATCTGAAGGAAAAAACAATATTATATTAAATGGTAACCCATCAAAGACATTTTTCAAATCAACCTATAATAAATACACTAATTTTGGATTACAGAAATTTAGGATTGATTATGAAGGATCTACCACACTCAAACTACAAGAAGAATCTGTCTTTACTTTTAATATCCCTAGATATGGCGATTTACTGATGGACACTTATTTGTCCGTTACCCTACCAAGTATATGGAGTCCAATAATGCCACCTAGAGAATCTATTTCTTCTATATTAAATGATCAGTTGGCAAATACACAGAGATGGGCTCCTTACGAATTTCGGTGGATTGAAAATATTGGAGCAAAAATGATTGCAAAAATAAGTATTACGTGTGGTGGGCAACTACTCCAGGAATATTCGGGAGATTATTTGTTGTCAATGGCTCAACGGGATTTTTCTGCCAATAAATATGCATTATTTAATGAGATGATAGGAAATGTACCAGAGTTGAACGATCCTGGAAATTCGGGGGCGAGAGTCAATTCATACCCAAATGCATATCACACAACAGATACAAATGGTACTTGCCCTTCCATCGCAGGAAGAAC